GTGGGCCAGGAGGCGCGCTTGGCGAAGACGATGCGCGGCTTCCACCAAGAAAAGAAGTAACTTGCCTCGTACCGGATGCGTGATCTGCGAGTTCCCCCAGAGGGCGCAGATTGACAAGATGCTCGCGGACGGCCAAACGCAGGCCGTCGTGCAGGCGTACCTGACGGCGCACGGGCTCAACGTTCACCGCAACACGATCTCCCACCACAAGACGCACCACGTCAAGTCCGTAGTGCTCGCTAGAGCGGATCAGGCCGTAGCGGACGTAAAGGAGCTTGCGGATCGCTCGCGCGCGCGGCGCACGAATCCCGGCGACCTCGCCGTGCTGGTGAGGGACCGCGTGATCGAGCGCATCGAGGCGCAGGATATCGACCCCACGGTACAGGATGGGCTCCGCGCGCAGGAGATCCTCGATAGAAGGATGGAGAAACAGGGCGACAGGGACCTGATCCTGTCCAAGATATTCGTCCTCTTTGGCCCCCAGCCTGCCGAGATCCCCGCGCCGACCTTCGAGGGAACGTGGGTGACGCGACAACTGCCGCCGCGAGTCGTCAGTCCTGATGATTGGGAGGAGCCCGGTGAGTAAGCCGCCACGCCTCGGGGATGTGGTCGAGATTCTGTGGATTGACTCTGAACACATCGCTCTCGGCTGGGCTCCTGTTCCTAGATACGTCAGTGCCGCTAGGCATCGGCAGAGTTATCGAACGGCTGGCTACTGGCTCTACGGGGACGAGGCGACCGTCGCAATCGCCCTCTCTGTGGACCCATTCAACAAAGCAGCCACGCACGTTATGTCCATCCCCCGCGTTGCCGTGACTAATGTTTCCGTTCTGGGTCGGGCTGCCAAGAAGACACGCAAGGCACTCAAGCCATGACCAAGCGCGTCCACGCCATGCCTGACTGGCAGGAGCATCTCGCCAAGCCGTCCTGTTGGTGCGGCCCGCTGGGGCAATGGTTCCCGCCGAACGGCGAGGTGTGGGTACACCGCGCCAACAACGATGACCCCGCCATCTACGATCAGACTCACGACCCCGCCGAGAAAGAACCGGGACGACAGTGGTTGGTGGTGGAGGAGTGATCGCCGCCCCGCCGCTCTCCGTTCAAGCCGACCACGCGCGGGGGCGCTTCGACATCCCCTTCTTCGCGCTACGCTGGCTTGGCATCGAGGGCCATCCGGGGCAGGTAGCGTGGTGGAACGCTTGCGCAGAGCGCGCCGCGGACGGCGTAGGGCCGAAGTACCTCACCACCGTCGTCTCGGCGGGCAACCGCGCTGGCAAGACGCTGGCAATGGCGGTGCTGGTAGCGCACCATACCTACTACAAGGTTGGGCTGCGCCCGCCGCAGGACGCCGTGGACGCGGAGCGGTGGCTGCGCGCCTCGTATGAGTGGTATCACGTCGGCATCCAGCAGGAAGTGGCGGAGTTGGTGCATGTCGAGCTGGTGCGCATCTTCGCCGGTAACCACCCCGCCCAGCGGGGCCGGGGATGCCCGCTCGTAGCAGAGCTAGGCCCCGTGGTGAACTGCGTTCTGAAGGACCACGGCGAGTACATGATGGTTTCGTTCCACCCAGAGGTGGGCGGGGGCAAGATTCACTTCCGTTCAACGCAGGACAAGGCCAAAGCGTTGCTCGGAAAGGACATGAACGGCATCTCTTTTGACGAGGCGGGCAAAGAGATGTACCTAATGATGCTCTACCAGGAGGTTTTCAACCTTCGGAGGCTCTCAACGGGCGGCCCGCTCCACTTCATAGGCACTCCGTTTACCGGAATGAACGAGTATTACGACCTTTGGGAGCTGGGCAACCCCGAAAACCCCAACCGCGACCCGCAATTCGCGTCGTTCCGCCTCTCCGCACGGCAAAACATCGGCTTCGGGCTGGACAAAGACACGTTTGACGCCATCGTGCGCCAAACCGACCCGTATCTGATCCCCCAGAACATCGACGGCGAGTTCATTGAGGCGCAGGAGGCGTATTTCTACGCTCCGAAGGTGGAGGAGTGCTTCACTGACGATTTGCTGGAGGAACAGCAGCCCATCAAGGCGCACCGCTACTCACAGGGCGTCGATCCGGGCATCGAAGTGGACGCTTCGTGGGCGATCACGCTCGATCACACCGTCAAGGGCAATATGGTGGGCGTGCGCATACGCAAATCGGCGGGTAAGCAGTCGATTCCGGCGGTAGTGAACATGGTGCGCGAGGGTCACCACCTCTACGGGCCGGTTCTGTCGCAGGCGCTGTGTGCGACCACTATCGACGGCACTGCGATGGGCGGTAAGATGTGGGTACAGGAGTTCAAGGCGGTAATCCCGAACATCCGAGTGTTCGACTTCGGCGGAACCAAGAGCCAGAAGCTCAAGATGCTCTCCGATCTCAAGACAGTCATCGACAAGGGCGGGCTGAAGCTCCCGCGCCAGGGACGTTTCTGGCAGGAACTCCGCCGCCAGTTGCTCTCATACAAGCTCGATGACAAGAAGATCACCCAGGATGCTGTTATGGCGCTAGGGATCGCGGTGTATCATGCTGTCAGAAACTCGGAGACCCCCGACCCCACACTCAAGTACAACTACTTCGGCTAGGAGTCGATGATGGCGGACAATTACAAAAGCGCCCTGGCTGTCGCCCGTAACGCCATAGCCCGCAGCGGCGCCGACCCCGAAGGCTCCCCCGAGTACAAACTCTACGCCCAAATCCTGAAGTGCAAGTCGCAGACCGACGGCGATGCCGG